ACAATTTCGCCTGTTTCACAGTTGTGTATAATTGTCATTGGTCTAGTCATTATTTAACTCCATAAAGGTCAATAACACCTGCTGAAAAACTGCCAGTTGAGTTAATAAAAGTCAAAGAAGTTATTGCACCAACTCCTTGAAATCCGCTGGCAGAAGTGCCTATGACTGCACCAAAACCAATTTCGCTATTTCTGTTGGCTGTGTTTATTTGCAAAGCATCGGACGTAGAGTTAATTACTTTTGCTCCAACTGTAGATGTTGCATAATTAGCAATAGTTATTGTTGCATCTAATTGGCAAGCTGTACTTGTAGTCATCGCGCCTACTCTGTAAGAAGTTGCTGTGCCCGCAGTAATAGTGGAAGTAATATAAGTAGTGGCATAACAGGCCGTGCCAGTAATGCCATTTGCTCGCAGACCTACAGTGGCATTTATAGTGTCCACCTTTGCAGCAGTTATATCTAAATATAAATTACGATAAGTGCCTGGTATAGATGAAAATGTATAACTTGCACCTGATAAAGTGCCAGAAGTAGCAATAAGAGTCATACCACCAGATGTTGCTGCTTGATAACTTGGAGCAACACCAGCACCATTAGCAGTAAGCACGTAACCAGAAGTACCAGCAGCAAGTCGAGCAGGCGTGTTGGCGGCTGATGCGTAGAGAATATCGCCAGTTGTGGTCAAGGTATTAGCAGGAGAGTTAGCCCACTTGACTTTGCCAGTAGCAACATTGTCGCGTGTAAGAACTTGATTATCTGTCGCTGATGTCGGATTGATATAATTCAGCGTTCCATTTGTGTCATTTATGTCAGATGCATTAAATACATCTCCGTTAGCATAAGTGACCTTTGTGGGCCATCCAGCAGCCATTAGTTATCTCCTCTGTTCATGTCAGTAGTTTACATCCAGTAAGGCTTCTTGGGTCACAAATGTAGTCTTCCAGGTATTTGGTGTTATTGAATGCGCTATCCCCTGACATTGCAAAGTCTTGACAATGCTGGTTGAACCTTGCCCGTAATTGGTGATTTGCATAGTGTCAAAATAATCAAGATCGAGAGCTGCTTGGACTCCTGCTGTATAACTTAAAGTCACTAAATCTAGGGTGATGTTGTCAATACGAATTGTGGTGTCTTTGCGAGTAGTCACATAGGCAGTAGCAAGGCTTAAAGCAACAGGATCAGTCTCCATTAACATATCTGTTGCTGTAATGCCATGATAGAAATAAGTGCCTTGGGAAGTGGCATCTGTGTAGGTTTGAGCTATTCCACCTATTCTAGTCACAGTTGCTGAATTGACAATGGTTTTATCATCATGGGCAAAGGTAATGCCTGAATAATTTATGTCGGTTGTGCCATCGTTATTAAATTTTACCGGACTGGCAGACTGAGCGTTATAGACAAAGGTTCTATCCTTAAATACTGCCATGCCACTTTTGTCAATATAAAATGCTCCCTGTTCAGTAAATTCAACAGTTTGGATAGCATCCAAAGCATTACGACTTGTACCTGGATCGGCCTGGCAGGTTGTATCTCCCACTTCCATACTGCGTTGAGAACTAGGCCAATCAACAGTATCTAAAATCTTGCCAATGCGAGTTCCTGTGTCTTGACCAGCAGCTTGTCCTGTGACTGTTGTAATAAGACTGTTAAATAAAAGTCTAAATCCATCGAAGCAAACTAAATCAACAAATCCTGTGTCTTGGTTTGTTGGATAGGTGTATTTGTACTCTGTAATGTAGCCAGCAAAAATTGGATAGCTAACGCTGCTATAAGTTGCTGAGATAGTTACTTGGCGTAAAGGTACAAGATTGGGATAGTACGGCGATGCGGCGTTGGTTGGATTCCACGCGCCTGTCGGATCAACAATGCGGATGGTTGCTTGACCTGCTGTGTATTTATCTTGCAATAGGTTGCGTTCTTTTCGAGTGTCAATCTTAACCACTTGACTAGAAATATCGACAATGTTAGATGCAGTTGTTGCAAACTCAGCAAATCCTAGTTGACTTGTACCCAAGATAAAAGGTGGGCCGAAAGATGCACCTTGATTTAGGTTGATCTTGACAATAGGGGTTGCTGGTAATGCCATTATCTAAAGGCTGTCGTGTAGGAGATAGGGATTCCAGCAGCTTGATTGTTGTAAATTCCCTCAGTTATTGCAGAAACTAGATCGCGCTCTGTCGTGATAGAGCCAGCAACATTGACTTGGATATTAGTTGTAGCGGCTTCCGCTTGTCTGAAAGTACCTGCACCGAAAGTGCCATAATTTAGAAAATTTGGCATTGATGAAGATGCAGTTGAACCTTGATTTGTGGTAATCATATTTCCAGAATCGGACAATGAATTAAACTCTGATTGCTTAAAAGATGACAATCCAGCAGAATAAGATGTTCTTAAAAGTTCTGCTGCTGCTCTAGCTGCACCAGCAAATACATCTGTTGCAGTTGCAGCATTAAGAGCTGAAAGAGCTTGCAACGCTAAAGCCCCATCGGAATCATTGATTGCTTTTAGTCCAAGAACTCTGGCTCTTTCTTCCTCAGTTAAAAGACCATTGAGAGCTGCTTGAATTTGAATGCCTTCAAGATCAAAGATTTTCTTAAGTTCAAGCAAAGCCTTTTCACCAGCAGTAAGAAGTAGCTTCTCTTTTATATTGTTATTTTCAATAGTGGTAAGAGAATTTTTAGTTTTAGAAAGTTTAAGTGCATCGGCGTTGGCTTTATCTATGGCTTTGCGTTGTCCGGGTGATTGCGCTGGTGTTCCGGCAGATGCTGCTTTGCTCGATGCACCAAACTTGGATAAAGCACCTAGTCCAGACACCTGAGTTGCAGCACTTAAAAATCTTCCAATGAAGTCTGCACCTGGAAGGGATTTAATCTTAGTTGTGAGAACACCTATGCCATAGATTGCATTACCAATCTGAGTAGCAAAACTTTCCATTGCTGTGGCTGCTCCACCGATTCCATCTTTGCCTGCAATCATCTGCATCGAGTCAAGTAAATCTTTGCCAATAATCTCTTTGGCATTCTGAGATGCAACAGTTAGTTTGGCTATTGATCCCGAGTAACCTTCGGCAGCAGCTAGTGCCTGACCTTTGAACTTGTCTGTAAGTTGTCCGAGAATGACATCCATGTCACCTGTTTTAAGAGTGGCTTTGTCGAGTCCTGCACCTAAACGGCTAAGGGCAGTTGTCTGACCGCCATAAGCCTTTGCAAGTGCCATAGAAACGGCACCTAAGTCTTTGCCAGTACCTGCCGCTATATCTAACGCAAGGGCTAAGCCATCCTGTGACTTCTTAACGTCGCCTGTGGCTGTTAGAAGGGTTCTAAAGGCTGGTCTAAGGTTGTCATCAAGAACGCCAGTAGAGCGTTGTAAATCGCCAATAAACTTTTCAACACCAACGGCAGCAAAAGCGTTGCCTGTATTGGCTAGGGCTAAAGCTAATGATCGAGCAGCCTTTTCATCTTCGGCAAATGCTTTGACAGATGCTTTGCCAAATGCATATAACTTAGAAGCAGCAAAGACTCCAGCAAGTTGTTTGCCCAACTTAGCAACAGATTTTTCCATTTTTTGACTTGCGGTTTCTGCCTGTCTAAACGCCTTATTGCCAGTAAATTCGGCAGCTATATCTATCTTTACATTAGCCATCAGTTGTATCCCACCGCCTTATTAAATTTATCTCTGGAAGCTTCGATTGCTTTAATGATTGCTGCATTGGTCTTGCCTTGATCTTCTGCCCATGCACGATAAATTGCGCGGCCTTTCATCATGCGAGATGCACGACCTGCTTGCCCTCCTGTACGAGAGTAGGCGTTTTTGATTTGACCAGTAGCATCAATTGCCTGAACAAATATAGAACCTGCTTCTGGGTTGTTGCTCTTACCATAATTCTTGCCTGTGCTAGTTGAATAAACTGAGTTCATGCCAGGAATGTTTACATCTCGTCTTTTTGCCTGTTCACGACCATTAGGGTGAACGCGCCCTGCCCATTCATAAATCTGACCAGCCGCGGACTTATTGTTAATCTGAGCCAAAGAACGAAAGCCTTTTTTATTTGGCTTTGATGGGGTTGTCTTGTAACCAATGCCGCGTTTAATTTCACTTGATGAATAACCACGAACACCCCAGTTGCCTTCTTTGCCCCATCCGCTAAGTGGAGCAGAACTAGGAATAAACCCACGCGCTTTAGATGTAATTGGTTTTAGAAGGTTGCCCATTTCCTTCTGTGTTTCTTTGGCTAGATCAGGCGTAAACTTCTTCAATGCTTTACGAAGAGCGATGCCGCCTTTGACTTCTGTTGGCATCCCTTATCTCCTTTGCATCATCTTGTAGAACTTTTATCAAGTTCCTTAGCATTACTTCATCTAATTCTAATAATTGTTGTGGCGCGATCCCGAGTCTGACACTTAATTTAGCAATCAGATAGGTGATCGAGTCGCGCCCTAAGCCAAAGGGTCATCATCTAATACCTCGACCAAAGTCAAGGTTTCGATAAATCCTTCCCCAAACGGCTTAACAGTTTCACCCGAACGGCGGATACATTCCCAGGCTAGCCAGAAGATATCGCTTTGCTTCTGATCCTCTATGAACGCTTTGTGAAAGCCCTTCTTAGCGTAAATCTCGAAACCATACTGCACCAATGGAGTGATTGGGTATTCCCCAACTTGTCCATCTGCCCTTGTTACTTTTAACTTTGCCATGCTTTGCCCCTTAGTTTGTTATTAGGAAGTTGTGATTACTACTGTGCCAGATACATTCCATGTAACTGACTGTGTGCCAAGATCGCCAACTGCGCCGTTAATATCGCTTGTGCCATTGACAAGGCAAGTCATTGTGTAGAGTGGGTTTGTTGCTGAAGTAGCTGCTGAAGTCTGCTTCAATGTTACAGCTACATTTGTTCCCCATGCGGCCTGAAGTGTCGCAAGAACATTTGCTGATGCTGTGTCATTTAGGAAGTCAATAGTTACAGATGATGCTTCCAGGCCTTTTACCTGTTTGTGACCTGAGTCGCCCATTGCTGTGACTTCAAGTTCATCAAAGTTTCT